TCATAAAGGAAATCATATTGAATGTGTTCATCCATCACTGCCCAATCTTCTGGAGTGATAATGTTCTTGAGAATCAATTGCGTCTTCAGCATATCACTGAACATCGCAGCAAATCTCTTTCTTAAACGTGCAACAAACTTTGTAAATTTGACTTCATCACGCAGAATTTCTGATGAACGTCCAAGATTAAATCCACCTTCTCCATCCATTCTTGATGGAGGAACGTTTAATGAACGATAAAGTTTCTTCTTGAAGTATTCAATATCAGTGATTTCTCCAAGGTTTTGTCCACCTGGAAGTGTTGTAATTTCTGTACCACGTCCACCTTCTCTGCGAGGCAACCAGAAATCTTCTAACATACTCATGAATTTTTTATCATCACGAACCTCGCCAGTACTTGCATCATATACAAGTTTGTTACGATAACGCATCATAACATCACGAAGATATTGCTCCGCCTTAACCTTAGGAAGATTGCCAACGTCAATATAAAAAATGCGACGTTCTGGTGCTCTTGACAAACGATAGATAACAAGACTATCCTCAATCATTCTTAATTGATTGAGTGACTTAATTGCTTTGTGAAGATATGAAAGAGTTGACCCCTTATTTCTATCTACAAGCCCCGAAGTGCAGTAAGTAATTGAATCTCTGGACATTTTAATTCCTTGACTTGAACCACCAAGAGTTCCGGGTGCTGGAGTCCCTGTTGGATAAGTCATCTTTGGATTGTAAACAAAATATTCCTCAATTTCAGGAAACTCAAAATCCATCGGATTTTCAACATTTCTACTTGAAACTCTATACTTATCTTCTTTATTTTTCTTTGCTTGCCTTACATAACGCATTTTCATTGCGTCAATATATCTTAGTTCTTGAATCCCTGCTTCTGGATTTTTAAGATCAATTACTTTGTGGTAGTAAAGTCTTCCATCAATGTACCAATTTCTATAAATTTCGTGAGATTTTTTATTAAAATCCAGAAGTTCGAGAATGTACTTAAATTCATTTCTAATTTTATTCTTAATACCATCGCTTGCATTCAGATTTGAAAGTTCAATTGCTATTGGACTATCATTTGTATCACTTACAACAGCCTCGTTTACAATATCCTCAATGGCACTATCACACTCCGGATGAAGTGCCATTTCACGGTATCTTTTGATTAGATCATATTCAGTTCTATAAACACCTTCAATATCAACATATGAACCAAAAAACCCACTGCTCAGATAGTAATCCGACGCATCCTCATTATTAGGAGGTACGGGGGAAACCGCAGTGGGTGATGGTGGTTCAGTATTCTCAATAGAGAATCCAAATAATTTTGCCATAATTTATTTTTAGTCTTTATCTTTAGACTATTTATTATGCTTTATTTGCGGCAGGTGTCCAGTACTGAACTTGGAACTCAACCGTAAATTCTTCAATAGTATCTGCAGTATCATATGAAAGGTCAATTGCTGAAATATTTGTTGGAAAAACATCATAGAATTGATAAGTTTTTACAACTTCAAGTCCAGTACCTGTAGCAACGCCTGTTCCTGCAGTACTTTTACCTCTTTTGAATTGCTTAACGAATGCATCTCTCATATAATCTGCTGGATTGGTAAAACCACTTCCATCTCCATATTGAGCAATCGATTGCATCCAAATTTCAAATGCACTTCTGATCGTAAAATCTTGATCATTAATGACAGTAATCTGCCATGTATCAAATGTGCGATCTCCAGCAACTTTAAAAATTCTTCCTCTAAAGGGAACATCAATTTGACCAACATTTGATGCAGGCAGTGCAGCTGCCTTACAAAGAATTGGAAAATTTGGAGTTAAAGTAACTCCAGTTGGTGGAGATGGAATAGTAACTTCAAATAGATTGGGGCGGGCACCGCCCCCAACAAGTGCTGATTTGAAGTCTTGAATAGAATGTGCCATTTTTTAGTTCCTCCTTTTTGTTGGTTTAATTAAAATCAAACTGTACCAGCTACTTCTTCAAAACTTACACCTGTTCTTGTGGCAACAAAGGTAAGTGTTACATAGTTAATAGATTTAGCAGGTTTCAGATAGATGTCTGCTCTGAATTCGTTGTTATCAATAACATCAGGAGTGTTATTTGTAGTATCACAAACAACTAGGAATCCGTAAAGACCTCTCTTTGCCTGAATATCACGGAGGTAAGGTTCAACAATGTTTCTGAAGTTTGCTCTAGTCAGTTCATCATTGAGTTCAAAGAGTTGAGCTTGTGCTGCTCTTTGAAGTGCTTGCTCAATTGTAAGGAACAAGCGACGAACATTGATTCTATCAAATGCGGATGCGTATCCAAGAGCAGTCTTATCACCAAAGAGAAGAGTTCCAATGCCAGGTTGAGTGACGATTGAGTTAATTCTCAAAGGATAAAGTTGATCTCTTTGTGCCTTAGAAGGATTATATGCAAGTTTAATTGCATTATTCAAGATTCCTCTTTGTTGTCCTGCAGGTGAGAACCAAGGATATGCAACAATATTTGTGCGAGTCATTAGACCTGCAATATCTGCATTACAAGGAACGTATACAAAGTTGTTGTTAAATCTATCATAAGTGTACTTATATCCACTATCAAACACTGCATATGACGAAGATGAAAGTGAACTGAAGTATTGAATCAAGTTAGTAGTCTGTGTTGCGTTATTTGTAACACCAACAAGATCTGCTTTGTGAGGTCCAACAAGTGCCATGCAATCTTTTCTTCCTTCTGCAAGAGAAATTAGATATCCTGCTTTTGCTTGAGAGTCTGATTTTGAAGTAAGACCAGGACCCATAATCAAGTAATCAACTTGAATTTCATCTTTATTTGAGAAAAGATTATATGAAGTTTGAAGATTTCCAAGAGTTGCTGCTAAACTACCTGTAGCAGAATAGTTAACACCACCAGTTAAATTATAAGTTTTATTTCCAATTGCACTAAAGGTTGTACCCTGAGCAGTTTGCCCCCAGAGACCTTGTGCTGTTGTGTATGGTGTAAATGATGTTGAGAATCCAATTGCTCTTGGAGCAGTACCCCAGAAAGAATCTGTAGCGTTTGATGGATTGTAACCTGCCCAAATTTGTGCTGAATAATCAGCAAGATACTGCTTATACCAGATTTTCTGTGGAGAATTAACAGAAGAAATTGCATCAAGTGCTTTTGAAATGCCTACATGCTTTTCAATTAAAGTACCTTGATTTCCGGTAATTGTTCCAAGATCATCAACTACAACGATGTGCATTCCATCGCCTTCTCCAGCCCTATCTAATGAATATTGGTTGGATGTTGGTCTTGGTGCAATTGACTTCCAAAAAATTGTGCTATTTGTAAGTCCTAAAGTTTGTTGATCATACCAATCAACGACTGTTGTAGGAGTTACACCTGCAGCTGCCGAAGAACCAGTATTAATACCGGAATTGTTTACAAATCTAATTGTGCTGCTAGTTAAGAAAGATGCATAACTTGCTGATTGAGCATAGTTAATTAAACTTTCTGTTCCAGCAGAAGAAACTCTTGAAGTAACATGAACATCAATCGTGCTGTTTCCGTTTGTGGAATCGGTAGTAACACCTGTGATGATTCCTTTCAGATACCCATTAAATACCGAGGTTGTACCTGCACCTGGAATAATAAGGTTGGAAAGTGATGCAGTAACTCCAAATCCAATTGTGGCACCTAAAGTACCTAGACTGGTCGTTGCAATTCCGATTGTTTGATCTGCAAAATTATCAATAAAACAAACCTTCAATCCATTTGCCCAAGTACCTGGGTTCTTTGCTGCATATGTAAAGTTTGTTGCTTCGTACCAATTACTTGTATAATCGTCGTAATTTTTAATTTTTGAAGTTGCTGTAGTACCGATGCCAACACCTGCATTAGCATTATTGAGTGTTGTTCCATCAGTTCTAACAACTTTCAGAACACCGCCATATGAAAGGAAGGATGATGCACTCATCCAATACTCATATTGTGAGTCTGATGAAATTGATTTGCCGAAAGTATTAATTAAATCCTGTTCGGTTGCAATGTCAATTGGATAATCAACAGGTCCGATTGGAAAAGGACCAGCAATTGCTCCAATGTTATCTAAAACATTATCAGCTCTTCCTACTGTTAAATCAACCTCTCTGACGAGTACGCCTGGAGATAATTGAGGAGTCGCCATGTTTTTCTCCGTAAAGTCTCAGTTTATCTGAAAATATTTATTAAAAATTTACTTTACAGGGGGGAAATGTGCAGTGAACAAATTACCAATCAGGATATTGCCAATCAGTAGACAGTTGTTTATTTTTTCTTGTTTCTACTATTCTCTTTACAGTACATTCTTTACATTCATATGAATAGGATGATGGAACAGGTCCTCTGTCTTTACGTGTACGATAGAAATCATCTGTTAAATTTTTTATCTCCTTACAAACCCTACATTTTCTATCAGTAAGTAATAAATGTCCAAGTTTTATTTGCTTATCAATTTCCATTATGTCATATAGTCCCACATATGAGACATATCACCATACTCATCGGCAAACCATCTATCACCATCAGTATCAACAAAACTTTCTGTTTCGGTCCCATCAGATACAAATCCAAATGGTGCCATATCTTGTTCTATTTGATTCTTTTGTTCTTCATAAAGTCTTTTTCTTACATCTTGGTCCGTGAGTTCTTTAAAGTAGTCTTGCGCGACCAGCCAGGCGTATATTACAAGGCACATTGCTAGGTCATCATTACATCCTTCCTCTGCTTCAAATGAATTATGCTTTTGAATAAAGGTTGTAAGTTCACTGATGATTTCATAATCATTTAGATGTAGTTTATCTTCCTCAATCATCGTTTTGAGGTTAAGACATCCAACCTTTTTCACGGTCTTTGACATCTTGACACCAAGTTGAGTTTTCTTTCCAGAAAATCCTTGACCAACAACTTGTCCCGCCCTACCTCTCATAGAACACATTAAAAGATTGTTATATTCCAAATCATATTGAATAATACTTGCTACTTGATCGCCAACATCATTTACTTCGCATAAGACATATGCATCATTATAACTTTTTGCTATATCATGAATAACGCTTGGAAAAAGCATAGGTTTGATTTCATTATTCCTATACTTGGCAACTACTTTATGTGGGAACTGTGTTATGTCTACTACTGTAAATGCTGAGTAGTCACATCCAACCCCTCTGGCTACGTCCACAGTCATCAAATAGTCATGTTCATCAACTGGGTCTACATATACATCTAAACCCGCGCTACGGGTCTTAGGATGGTCATAGACGAGGGTTCTAAGTTTAGATGGAGCAATTAGAGTATCAACGGAGCCAAGGAATTCACATTCAAACTCAACCTTAAATTGTTGCTCTGATGTGTTAGCAATTGTTTGTGCTTTCCATGCCTCATCTCTTCCAGGAACTTCACTCCAATGAACGTCTGTTGGTACATATTCATTCTTACTTCTTTCCGCATCGTGCCACATACGGTAGAAGTGATTCATACCATGAGGCGTTGAAACAATAATAACTTTCGTGCTTTTACCAGAAGAAATAGTAGGATAAACAGATGCAAAGAATTGATCTGCAATATGATTTGGAATGAACGCAAATTCGTCCAAGAAGATGACGTTATAAGATCCACCACGAACCGCAGATGCTGATGTAGATGCAGCAAGAATTTTAGATCCATTCTCCAATTCCAATGAACCTTTATTCCAAGATAAAATGCCCTGCTGCATCCACTTGGGAAGGTTCTCATATGCCAGTTGTAATCTTGAAAGCAAATCTCTTGCAGTTGATGCTTTGTTTGCAAGAATTGCAATATTTACGTTATCGTTAAAAACTGCATAATGAAGAAGATAAGATACGCAGGTAGTTGACTTACCTGTCTGACGAGGCATCTTACAGATATTAAATCTGTTGTCATGGAAGTTTTGAATCAACTTCTCCTGAAATGGATACATCTTGAATGGTTGTAATCCATAGTCAAGAGTAACGATTTGAATATAATTTTTA